TAGTTAAACCAGCATTGCCATTATTTTCTAAAACAAGATTATTAGCAGAACCTGAAGTAGTTGCAGCACTTGCACTTCCTTCTATAAAATGTGCCGTATCAGCCGTAATAGTGGAAGTAAACGTAGCTGCACCTCCAGCAGACATATCAAGAGTGAGGGCTGTAATTACAGTACCGCCATCATCACCTTTGAATATTATGTCTTTATCTTGGACCAAGGACCTGATTAACATATCAGATGTGGCATTTGTTATTTTTCCAAAATTAGTTCCAGCAGCAGTAAAAAATATATCATCGCCATCTGCATCAAGAATAATGTCACCACTAGAATCTAGAGTAATATCAGTTCCATCATTAGTTATGGTATCTAAAGCTATAGAACCAACATTAGTAATATTAGCATCGTTAAATGATGTAGCTCCAAAATTGTTTGTTGCTGCAATAGAAGTAATACCTGCTGCTGCAGTAATACCTCCACCATCTGCAATAGATATTGCATCATCTCCATCTGTATATTCAATTAAAGGTGTTCTAATAGAAGTAGCTACTGAAGCAACACCCGACATATCTACTGTACCATTTATGTCTATAGTAGTAGCGTTTATTTCTATTTCAGTATCAGCAACTAAATCTAAAACTCCGTCTGCTGATTGATGTATATAAGTTCCTGAATCACCGAATTGTAATTGTCTAGAACTGTTTATTAATAAACCTGTATCTGCAACATGAGTAAGAGTTACATCAGTATCAGCACCAAAACCTAAAACGGCTGCGTCTGAAACTAAACTTAAATCATCACCGACTGTTGCATCTGCTGAAGCTATTAAGTTTCCAGCTACAGTAATTGTTCCTGCTGTTTCTAAGTCAGTAAAAGCATTTACTACTGCTGCTCCAGAACCTGCTCCGTCTAAATAAACAGCACTAACATTTCCATTACCTATAGTTACTGTTGCTCCAGAGCCTTGTTTAATAATTATATTTTGAGAACCAGAAGTAGCATTCTCGATGATGTGTACTCTTTTTAAGGTATTAGGACCAATAGTAATAGTACAAGCTGAATCAAGTGTGCCTGTGTATTTGATATACATCGCTCTAGCTTCATCTGCTGCTCCGTCTGCAACTGTTGATGTGTGTGTATTAGCATTGGTTGTTATACCTTCTGTGCCATACCCTAAAGCTTGACCAACCAACTCTAAGTTTGTATTAGTAGTTGTTCCCCATGTACCACTAGCATCACCAGTAGCCATTTCGTTTAGTCTTAAATTGTTTACATATGTACTTGCCATATTATGTCCTCGTTAAAATTATATATCATTTATAAAGTAATCTCAGTATAGTTTGGTGATTGATTTACTGCGATTGGTGTATAGGTTGCTGTTAAATTTTGTGCATCTTGACCCCAAACATTAATTGTCAATATAGTCCCTGAAACTATTTCAAATCCTTCTGTAACTATTATGTCTGCATTTGCTTTTGGAGTAACGCTTGCAAGAGTGGTTGTTCCTACAAATCCTGTTACATCCAAGAAGTTATTGGTAACTAAAGATTCTACTCCTAAAGCAGAAGTTCCTGCATTTCCTGTAACTGCAACATTAGCAGCACAAGATACGGATTCATCTCCTAAACCACTTGTTGAAGTAGTAGCAGTAACTCCTGTAACGGCTGCTGCTTGAACTGCAGTACCATCATCTAATGCGGTAGTTCCTTGGACTCCTGTAACAACTACAGGTATAGGTTCGCCAAAGGTTAGTTGACCAAAAGTACCTCTACCCCAACCTGCTACAATAGCCATGAGCTAAATTAGGCTATTCTTATAATAGCGTTTGAAGCGTCTGCTGCTGGAAATTGAATTGTAAAATCTCCTGCTGTGGAAGTTTTATCTCCGCCAAATGCTAAAACACAAACTGCTCTATCGCTATTTGTATCGTTATAGATAAGACAACCATTAGCTGTAATAGTAGCATTACTAAATGTTAAGTCAGCAAAATCTGTAAATGCTGTAGTTCCTGAAGTAGCAGGATTAACATTGGTTAATGCTGAACCTGTAGCTGTGTAGTTAGTACCACTAGCTTCGTTTGTACTTGAGTATGCAGTAGTAGTAGCACCTAAAGATGCAGAACTTGTATACAAAGCTAATTTAAAACTATTGCCTCCTGAAGCTAAAAAATTGTGTTTTCCTTCAAGTAGCTCTTTTTTAAAGCTTGTTGCCATTGCTTGTGATATCGCCATTATAGTCTCCTAATGATATTAGCCATTTCTTTATGACCTTGTTTTTCTAATAATCCTGCTACAGTAGCTCTATCACTTGCTATAGCTTGTTTCATATATAATAAAACAACTGTTTGTATAGTATCTTTAAATGCTTCAGCCTGTGCTTTAACCATAGGGTCTGCATTTTCACTAACAGAAACTAGCCTTTCCATTATTCTTTCAGTCCAATATTCAGGCTTTAAACCTTCGTTTTGTGTAGTTCTTACTCCCACATTTCCTATTGAACTTTCTACATCTACACTAAACATTTATTTTCCTTTGTCCATCTCTGTAAGCATCCTTACGATTATAACCATCTGATTGTAGTGTAAGTCTTTGTAATGCTTCTTGAAATCTTTTTTCGTAGTTATTTAAAACATCTGGCTCACCTTTCATAAAGGTATAGGCTTCACATAAACAAGCATAAAGTAATGCTTCTGATGCGTTTGTTCCTAGCCATGTTGTTCCATCTGCTGATTCAGTAATTGACTGTGGTGTATAAAAATAATGTAATTCTATTGAAAAAGCAGCACTTGGAGTTGGTCCTAAAATGAAACTATCATCATCAAACTGTGCATATACTTTTGGCAATCCTGTTGTTCCTGCTGTTGGATATGCTTCTCTTATATAATTAACATCTTTGTTTAATAAATAATTATGATTACCATCACTATCTATTACAGCTAAAGAATATGGATATAAATAATCAGTTGGAGTTTTTAAGTATTGTGTATTTATAGTTACAGCACCTGTAACATTTTTTCTAAAATTTGGTAGCTCTACAGATTTAATAATTCTATCTTCAGCTTGTACAATAAATGTCGGTAAATCAGCAACAAAGGTTGCTTCAGTATTTTGTGTGTAATCTTGTATAGCAGATTTTAATGTTGTAAATGTAAAACTCATGATGTACTCACTTTAACTGTTCCTATTTGCCCTTTTATATTTAAACCCATTGTACTAGAACCAAATTGTGCTACTCCTCCACCTACAGGATTAAATGAATAATATGTTGTAGATTCTACTTCTCCTCCATCAGGTCTAGCATTAAATAAACTTTGTGGGTCACTAACATTTAGTTCGCCTAATTTTAATTGTGGATGGTCTTCATCAAAACATTCATTGCAAACTCTCATACCATTTCTTTTGCTATCTTCTATTTCGTATCTTAGAAAATTTAGTTTAAATGTAAAACCACATCTATCACATTGACCTAAAGCTTTACTTGCTCTTGCATAAGCCATGGTTAATAACCATAAGTCCCTAAGTCAGGAACAAATCTAACAGATGCTCTTTCTCTATCAGCATCACTTACATCTTTCCATAACTCATCATATCTTTGTTTAATCATAGGAACTCTTTGTTGAGCTTCAGGTGATTTACAAGCTATGTTATATGCTAAGGCATAAGTTAAACAAGGTAGATATCTTGAAGGTACATCTACATTATTGCTTGCAACATTTCCTGTATCTTCAATTCTTTGTATGTAGTCATAAACTAAAGTATAAGAAGTGTCAGGCGTTGACCATAAAACTATTTGTATACCATCAGTTCCTTTATCTACATAAAACTGTGTAGGTTTTGCTTGAAGCAATTTATTAGATTGATGGTTATATTCTGTTTTAGATATTCTATTTAGTCTTTGGTCAAACTGTTTAGTTACATCTCCAGCATTAGTTCTTAGAAATACATCAACAACATCTAATGCAGATGTAGCTATAGTATAACTACTAGTGCCTTCTACAACAGAAGCTGTACCTTGTTCTATAGTCCAAAGATTTAAACCTTTATTTTGCCATTCTAGAAATACTAAATTAAGTGCTCTTTTAGCACCTCTAAAGCTATAGCCTGAGCGTAACTCTAAACCACAAAGGTCATAAGCTTCTTCCATAATATCGCTTATGTCTAAGTTAAATGTATATGTTCCACTTGTTGCCATAATTTATCCTGTATTAGCACTTCCACCTTCTACGAGCCTGTCTAATTCTTGAATTAGGGTCGTTTCTAGTTTCGGCTGAACTGTTTTTTAATTGTCCTGCAGACCTTGCACAGTAAGACTTTCTGCGTTTAGCTGCCTTACTACCTTTCTTTACTTTACCTGTAACTGCTGTTTTTAACTTAGAACCTGGATTTGCTTTGCGATAAGCTGCAACCCCTTTCTTAGTCATTCCTGCTCCAGACTTAGTAGAACGATAATTAGCACCCTTGCCTTTAGTTGTTTTAGCTATAGGGTTTTCTCGTTTTCTTTTAGTCATCAGAACACTATTTAGCTCTTGCCACCTCTTGCAGAACCTTTAGACCTTTTCTTTTTCATAGCTGGTTCAGAGGTCATTCCACCACCAAATGCTTTTTTAACATAGTCTTTGTATTGCATGATATTTTGTTCTTTACCGACTTCTGTTTTCATACCACCAGCAGCCTTGTATTTAGATGACTTACCGCCACCTTTCATATATTTAGATTTTTTCATAAGTTTACCTTTACTTTTTTGTAGTTTTTTTAACTACAGTTTTTTTTACTGTTTTCTTTTTTACTGGAGCTTTTTTCTTAACTGGTGCTTTACCACTAACATAAGCTTCATTAATATCTGGAGTTGATAGGTCATCACCGACAAGTTGTCCCTTATCGTTTCTTGCTCTATCGTTATTCATTTCAGCACACTTGCGTTCTGCATCTTCTAAATCTGGGTCTGGACCAAATACAGGTCTGTAGATACCATCTTCATTTAATTTTAAAACTTTATATTGTGCTGGAAACTCTCCAGTTTCTGAAATTACATATTCTTTACTCATAATTACTCCTTATGCGTGGAATACTGTCATCGTTAAAAATGTAGATACAGTATACTGAATATAGATACCTTCAGAAAACACTATGCCTTCGTCTGGTATTACTACATCTCTTGTTGCAGTAGCAGATGCTACGGAACTTAATCCCATAATATTAGTCCCTGTAGGGGAGCTATTATGAAAATTTGTAGTTCCTGCTGTTGCTGTGCTTGTTAAAAATATACCTTTAAGTCTGCTTCTTCCTGCAAATATAACATCTGCTGCTGAAGCATTAACTCCTGCTGAAACATTACCTGCTGGATTACCAACGGCTGTTATAGAAGCTATAGTTAAAAAGTATTTTGTTCCAGTAGCTGTATCTGCATTAGCACCTGTAATAGATTCTGTTTGAGCATCACCATTAACATCTGTGCCAACTACAGTAAAAGATTTAGTTGAATCATTCCCAGCAGAAAGAATCGTTACAATCCTTCCATGACTAAGTGCAACTGCACCACCTGAAGCTAATGCTCCCCCTATTACGAGGGCTGCATTATTTCCAACGGATGCTGCTACTGATATTCCATCTGCGTCTAAGGCTACTGTATCGGCAGTTATAGTAACTGCCTTTACATCTGAATATCCTGACATAGCTTACTCCTAGCTTAAGTTCATGTTAATTAGTGAGTATTCTGTATTCGCTGATACAGCCATTACATCACCAATTTCCATAAGAACATTATCTGTTGCTGGAGCTACGCCACCTGCTGTACCACCTGAACGAACTGCTGCATTACCTACAACTAAAGTTCCTACAGTAAGCAAAGCTGCTGGTCCTGACATTACTGCCCAACCATAATAGTCTGCTGTTAAATCAATTACTGTAGCTCCCATAATCGCACCTGTTTCTGTTGCTGGTGCAACAATTAAGTCATTGCTTGGGTCTGCTAATAGTGTTAGCTGTGAGTTAGTTGTTAAAGCAGTTGCTAGTGCATCGTAACAAGTTATTACTATTGAAGGGTCTGCTGAATGGTCGTGT